GACCCGCTTACCAGCGAAACCCACGTCGTCGAGTCAAAACTTGACCAGGTGTTGAAACTTGCCAAAAACACGCCAGAGTTGCGCAAGCTGTCGATTGACCTCAACTGCATGATGCACGTCGGCCAAAACTTGGCTGTCGACAGCGAAAACTTTGCGCAAAACAAGTTTGAGCAAGAGCGCAGCCAACTTTACACCTTGTCGCTGGTAACCAGCAAAACCCCTTACATCCGCGTGGGCGACTTTCTAAACGTCGCCGTGGAGCCCACAGCCTCGCCGTCGCCGTGGTCAGGTTACTACTACGTCGAGCGGTGCCGGCACGTGATTGACAACAGCACCTTAAACAGCAGCTTTATCTTGCGGCGCGGCGAGTTTAACAGCGCAGGCAAGCCAAACTTTAACCAGGCAGAGGTCTTTAACCAGTCAGAAGGCGTGAAAAGCAGCGCGCCCGGTCAACTTTTGAACGTGTCCGCGGTGCGCAGCTCAACCAAGCTTAAAGGGTCTGAGTCAGCGACGTTGAAACCCATCTTAGACCCGCAAAGCGCGGAATTTTAAGTTTCAGGCAGCGTCTCGTAGCCGGCGTTAAAGGCAGGCGGCTGCTCGTCCTTGCTAAACGCCAAGACGTCCCACTTTAACTTTGACGCGAGCTGCGCCTTAAGCACCCCGCGGCCCGTAACTGACGTGGCCTTAAACTCCAAGTAGTAGCCTGAAGGCACAATGGTCAGCGTGCGTCGGCCGCCTGGCGTTAGCGTAATTGGGCTGGCTGTCAGCGATGTGCGCACGCCTGACGGGGAGCGGTCTTGCGTCTGCAAGATTTGAACTGAAAAGGTGCCCTCACTCACATTTTCAAGGATAACCTGCGTGGTGTGGTCTTCAAGCGGCAACGCGGGCGGGCGCGGCGACCCCTGCACAAAAAGGCGCGCGGTCGTGTAACCAGACACCATGGGGGCGTGCACCACCGTCGTGCGCACTAAAGGAGATGGATATTCGCCTGGAAGCATAACAGTACTTGTTACTGGTTACTCACGGCCCTCGCCGCTGACCTCGCCGCGGTCGATAGCTTCAACCTCAGCGGTGTCAAAGTCAGGGGCCTCAATGTCACTGGTTTCAGCCTCTTCCTCTTCAGCCTCTTCCTCTTCGCTGTCAAGGTTTGCTGAGATGTCCGCTAAAAAATTGCGAATCTCGCGCAACAACTTTAACGCCTCACTGGGCTCGTCTTGGCCAGGCAACGCGGGGGCTGTCGGTTGCGCCTGCGCCGAAGCCTCAAGCTCCTCGCAAAGTCTAATCTCAGTCGCGTACTTGTTCATATTCAATCTAAGTACAGAGTCACCAAGTGGCGTTGCAGGTCCTGTTGAAGGGTTTTGGCTGCCTGGCGCGTTAGGCGGCGGCGGGGGCGCGTTTGACGGCAGCTGGCCGCGGTTGCGCTGCAAGCGCGCGGCCTGAAGCCGCGCCTCGCGGTCAAGCGCGTTGGGCGCCGGGTCAGTCCACCGGTTGTGCGCGTAACGCGCGAGGTTGCGCAGTGTTTGGCTCGCGTCTTCAGTGCCAGAGCTAAACATGTCGTCTGACGTCAGGCCCAAGATGTAGTCGCGCAGCCGGATGATGTGCTTGCAGATGCCAGGAGTTGCCTCTGGGTTAGTAGTTCGCGGGGCGCGGTTAAGCGCGCGGTTCATGCTCTGCGCGCCTACCACGCTGGACCCGCGCTGCTTTAACGCCCACGCCCAGCGGTAGCGAAAGTCCGGGCAGGTGCAGTCAACCAAGCACTCTAAGTCCTCCAGGCGCTGCGGGCTTTTTGGCTTGAAAAACTTAATGTAACCGTGGTGCCGCAAGCCTGTCGTGCTTGGAAACGACTTGAAGTTAAAGATGTGGTAGGCCGTGTCCTCAAAGGCCTCAATTTTCAACGGGCCGCCGCGCACGGTCTGCGACCTGGCAACACGCTTGGGCTCGGCATAGCTTAAAAGCTGCCTGAAAGTCAGCCGCTCGACCAGGTACGTTTTGCCCATAGTTAAATTCCAAAGATGTCTTTGCTTCCAACTTTTTCCTTAGCCTTCACCGCCGGGCGTTCAACTTTAGCTTTCACCGTTGGGCGTTCAGTTTTAGCTTTCACCGCCGGATTTTCAGCTTTTTGAGCTTTTGGGACGTCAGACCTGACCCAAGTTTTCTTCGTCTTGTACATGCCAAACAGCGCGACGTCGGCGTTGGTCTTGACGCTGAACGCTGGTTTTTCAAGTGAAGGTATGATTTTGACCGGGTCGGCTGGCGAGATGTTAAGGTGGTCTTCTAGCCAACTTAACTGGCTTGGCGACAACTTGATGGGCTTGGCGCCTTTTGACAGCAAGATAAACTTGTCGTTAAGCTGAAAAAGCACCGACAAGCCGTAGTAGTTGACCAACAGGTCGATGGTCTTTGGCACGTCTTTTAAGAGTTCAGCCTTGTACGCCTCTTGCTTGCTGTAACTTGACCAGGAAGTTAAAAATGCCCGAAGTAGCTCGTTAATGCCCTTGTTCTCGCCGCCCACATACGTGATGCCGCGGCTAGTCAAGTAACCGTGCTCAAACGTGTCGATAAAAACTGCCAAATTATACATGACTTGCCTGACTCGCCAACTGTTCTAACTACCATGCCAATCCGGTTAAAGCGGCTTAACTTGCGAAACTGGACCACGATCCGTGAAGCTGAACTTGACTTCCCAGAAAAAGGGCTCGTGCTGGTGGTGGGAAAAACTACCGGAAGCCACAAGCGCGAGAGCGTCGGCGCGGGCAAGACCGCGGTAGGAGAAGCGATCTCCAGGGCGCTGCTTGGGGTCGCGGGGCGCTTTGAGCTTACCGGGCACTACTGCCACGACGAGGTCAACCAAAACATGTACGTCAAGCTCGACGCTGACTGCGACGGCACGCCGCTCTGCGTCGAGCTCGGCTACAAGTGCCGCGAGCTCTCTAAGACGGGCGAGGGGTTAAAGTTTACCTACGGCAAGACTGAGATCTGCCGGGCGCGCGTCAGCGACACCCGGGCTGAACTTTGCAAGCTAGTGGGAATTACCCCAGAACTAGCCGAGTGGACGGTCTTCCTTGACGGCCAAAAGTTAGACTTTAACCGCATGTCGCAACGGTCAGCGGTCGAGCTTTTGATGACCGCGCTGCAACAGCCGCCGTGGTCGCAGTACCACGAGCGGTCTAAGCGCGCGCTGGCCAACTTCAAGCGCGACTGCGACCGCGCGCAGGTCACGCACGAGGAAGCCCAGCGCGCCATGCAGGCGCTGGAAGCCAATGTCAACTTGGCTAAAAAGGACTACGACGCCGCGCTCGCTAAGTTCAACAACCAGCAGCGCGACTTCGAGCTTAAGCTGGCAGAGGCCCAAAAGTTAGCGCTTGAGCTCAAGGCGCAGCTTAACGCCGCCGAGTTGCAACGCCAAAAGCTCGAGCTTGAGGCCAGGCGCCTGGAAGAAGCGTCAGCTGAAGCCCGCCAGCAACTTGAAGCAGCGCAGCGCGCGCTTGAGCGAAAAGTATTTCAAGCCAGGCACTTTCGCCAGCTCCGGGCGGCCAAGCTTAAGGAGTTGGCTGACAAGCTAAGGTCAACAGAGTCAGAGCTCTTAAAGCTGAAGACGCAGCCCCTCGTGTGCCCCAAGTGCGGCCGGCCGCTCGACCAACCGCACCGCGAGGCTGAACTTAACGAGACCGCGGCAAAGCTCAGCGAGCTTAACGCTGACCTGGACAAGTTCAAGGCGCTGGCCGCTGAAGTCGAGCAAGATGAAAAACTTTACCAGCGCCAGCTTGCCGAGCTTGACCAGCGCCTAAAGGCACAAGGGGCGCAGGCGCAACTCCGCAAGCTCCACGCCGACCGGCAAAACTTAGACCTGTCAACCCGCGCGCTGCAGCGCAAACTTGACGCGCAAGCGCTGCTGGTCCAACAGCTGAAGCAAGGTCCTGACCGCAGCGAGCTTGAGCGCAAGGCTGCCGTCCTAGCCGAGCGCCAGGCCGCGCTCGCCAGCGCCCAGGCGCGCGTCAAGGACACCGCCCAGGCGCTGGTCGAAGCCGGCGAGGCCGTCAAGGTTGTGGACTACTTGAACACGGCGTTCAGCCCGGTAGGCATCCCAAATTTGGTGCTCACCACCTGCATCGCGCCGTTAAACCACGTCGCCAGGAAGCTCAGCAACCTGGTGTCAGATGGGTCGATCAAGGTCACCTACAAGACCAGCCGGACACTGGTCTCAGGCGAAGAGCGGCCTGACCTGGACATCGAGGTGGCCAACCAGACCGGCGCCAAGCGCCTCAAGGGAAGCTCAAAGGGCGAGACTGGCCAGATTAACCTGCTGGTGGCTGAAACCCTTGCCGAGGTCGGCGGGGTAGCCGCGCGCGTCGCCTACCGCTGGTACGACGAGGTAGCCAACTCGCAAGACCCAGTGGTGCGCCAGTGCGTCTTCAGCTACTTGAAAGACCTGGCCAACAGCCTAAACATCTTAATCTTCCTAGTTGACCACCACCCGGAGGCCGCGCAGTACGCTGACCACTTTTTGGTGGTCCAAAAGGTAGCTGAAAAGACGTCTACGGTCTTTTGGGCTAAAAACGCGCTTGAAGTTGGCTAAACCCTGGCTTCTTAGCCGCCAACTTGTACTTTACCGGTGACTTGCGGGCTTTAGGCGCCAAGATCAGCTCGTTAATCCCGCGCAGCCAGCCGCAGTACACCTTGCGCGCCTCAGCCTCAAGCCCCTGCAGCTTCAGGGACTCTAAGAGTTCCTGCTGATATGCATTTAATTCGCGCATGTGTTAACGTTAACACATGCGCGTAAAAAAGTACAACAAAAAGTTAGGTTAAAAACCCCTTGTAGCTTGCCTTGTTGACCAGCTTGTAGGTGTTAAACAGCTGATTTTTAACATCGTCGGCCATCGCCGACACCGTCACCTGGTTGCTCCAGGTGTTCGAGTGGCACGGGCGGTGGACAAAGGTAAAGCTGGCCTCAAGCATTGTGGGCAAGTTGTAGTAATCTTCGCCCGACAGCCACGGCCCGTGCAGCTTCGTCGTGACGTCAGTAATGTACCCGACACAGCTGATGCCCGGCATGTCCGACCCCACGTAGATGAGGTCTAAGAAGACCGTGGGTGGCGGGTAGGTGTTGCCGCCGTCGTAGGAAAATTGAAACTTGCGCGACTCCACGTCGTCGCTGACGTCCACGCTGCCGCGCTCTAAGTTTGGCTCGCCAGTGCTGGACTCCTTGACGGTAACCTTGTTGACCTCAGTCTTAGCCTGGCCGATGGGCAGCACCAGCGCCTGAAGTTTAGCCGCCACGTCTAAGAGGGTCAGCGCGCCGTCAGGGCAATACTCGTGGTCAAAGGCGTGGAGCTTAAATGAAAACGGGATTTGCAGCGGGTCAGTGTACTGGTACCAAGCCAGCGCCCCGTCAGGCGAGGTAAAAAGCGAGCGCGTGACATACGAGGCGCGCCGCACCAGGTCAATCGAGTCGGGCATCGCCGGGAAGTTAATGATTATCGCGTGCTTTAACGGCGGCTGGTTAGACAGCAGCGCCGTCACGTCGCGGTTGACCAGGTCGGTGAGCGTGACTAAGCTGCCTGACACCGCGGGGCGCGGCGCCTTGGACGCGCGGGTGTAGATTTGGTTAAGGGTGCGCGGCATAAGCTAATACCATTTTAAGCCTGACGGCGCCCAAGCGCCGTATCCTAACGTGTGTTTTACCTCATCGCGCCGGGCCTCTTCATCACGTTTTTGATTTTCATCCCGGATATTCTTGTTCATCTTGGCTAATGTCTCATTAAGCTGCTTCATGACGTCAACAAACGCCGCGTAAGTATTGGCCTTTTCTATGTCAGGCTTGCCGTGCTTGTCTAACACGTCGCGGATAAACTGCTGGTTAACTTCCTTGCCAGCTTCTTTAAGCGCGCGTGAAAATCTCAGGATAACTTCTTGGCGCTCTTCATTGCTCTGAGCCTTCTTAAGTCTTTCCTCGACAAGGTTGATAATTTCATTGGAACGCCCCTTCAGCGCAAGTTTTGTAAATTCCTTCGTGTAGGCGGCCTCTAAGTTTTTATTTACCTGGTTCAAGCCCTGCATGGACTTAAACTCAATGTCAAGCGCCTTTTGCCACTTTGAAATTTCGCGGTTAATCAAGGTGCCGGCAATTGCCGCGGCAATCCCAATCACTGACGCGCCCAGCAGCGACCTTAGCGAGATAAATTGGCGCAGCCACGGCCCCAGCCGGCTTATCGCGGACGACAGGTCCTTTAAGTTCGCCTCTAACTTCGACCCCAGCGACGTTAACACTGACTTTAATGACAGCGACCTTAGCCACGCGTCAGCCGACTTTACCCAGGCGCCGAAGGGCTTAAGCCCCTGTTCGATCGCGCCCACGAGCGTGCCTGCCTTTTTGCCTTTTACAGCGTCAGGAAAAGGCAGCTCAAGCTGACCTGGCACGCCGAGCCCAGGGACCTTGGCGCCGCGGCCCTTTTCTAACAGCGTGTTGACCAGCGTCTGCTTTGCCATCTGAGCCAGTTGCCGCGTCAAGATAAACACGCCCGCGGCGGCCGCCGCCAGCTGCTTGATAAACATCGGCAGGTAGACGATGGCCAAAGTCTGCACGATAAACATCAGCGGCTTGGACGCGCTGACCCGCTTGATCAGCTCGCTGATGACGCTTATCACCGGGGTAAGCAGCTTCAAGATGGGCGTCAGCACCTGGCCCGCAAACAGCGTGAGCGAGTTGGCAAGCTGCCGCAGCGACTGCAAGGTCTCCTTAGACTGGTCTTGAAACTTCTTGCGCAAGCTAAGCTCCTCGTTAGCCTGCTTCTGCTGCGTGGCGATCGCCTGGTTCAAGCGCCCGAGCGTGTTGATGTCTAACCCCATGACCTCGCCCAGCTGGCGCAACGCCAGCGTCCGCGAGGCGTTGTCCATGCCGCCAGTCACCCGCTCGACAAAGTCAGACAACCCCTTGACTAGCTTTTCCGCGCCGGCCTCGGTGCTTAGCTCCTCTGGGCTCACCCCCAGCATCTGGGAGACGCCCATGCCCTCGATGGTCGTGGCCGCGCGCTTGTAAAATTCGGTCAAGTCGCCTGCCGCGCCGGTAAGCTGGTATAAGTTACCCTCGATGTTCGTCAGGTACTTGGCCACGTCGCCTATCCCGGCGGCCTGGCCGGGGCGCATGAAGGCAAAGGCCCGCGCGAGGTTGGCCGAGAGCCGCGCGGCCTCGCGCGCGGACAGCGCCGTCTGCTCGGCCACGCGCGCCACGTTGTCGGCCACCTTTTCCGTGTTGACCCCCAGCACGCCGAATGACGCCACGAGCTCCGCGGCGTCGTCGGCGCTCATCCCGTAGGTCTTCTGCAGCAGCAGCGCGGTCTTGACCTCGCGCTCAAGGTTCCCCGTCAAGTCGCGCCCGCGCGCCACCAGCGCTTCAATGGTGCTGGCCGTCTCGTGCATGGACGCCCCGATGTCGCGCGCGGCCGCCAGCGACTGGCCAAAGATCAGGCCGCGGTCGCGCGACCGCGCCTCGGCCAACACCGCGTTGATGTTTGTCCAGAGCGACGCCGCGCGGCGCAGCAGCTCCACGTAGCCCGCAAACTTCCACGTCAGCTGGCTGTGCAGCTTGTTGTACTGGTCTACGGCCGCGTTGCGCAGGTGCTCTAACTTTAAGACGCTGTCAAGCTTGCTTAACTCTTGCTCGTACTGGTTAATGCGCTCCTTTACGATGGCCAACTCGGCGTTGCCAATTAACCGCTGCTGCGCGACAAAAGTTTCAAACTCTGCCTTGAGCAAGTCCTTTTGGCGCTGCAATTTTTCGACGTCGCGCTTGAACGGCTCCTCAGCCAGCTCCTTTAACTTGTTAAGCGCCGAGACGGCTTGCTGGCCAAATTGGGTGCGAAAAACTAAAAAGCCACTGGCAAGCTTGGAGATGCTGCTGATCACCCGGTTGGTCATGTCCCACTGCTGCGCGATGATCGCCGAGTCGCGGCGGGTTTGCGCGAGCAGGTTGTTAATGCCAACTAGGTTTCGGACAGCATCTTCAATCGCCGTGGCTTGTGGCATAACTAGCGCTTCCTGCGGGGCAGCGGAAGGCCGTCAGTATACTGGCCGACGTCACGGTTTGCAAAGCCGCGCGCTGGCTGGTTTGTCAGCTCAGCAACCGCGTTAATGTACGCCTTGGCCTTCCAGCCAGGCCGCATGGCCTGGCGCGACGTCATGCGCGCGTAGCGCCGGGCAAACTTCCCAAGTTTAACTTTGCCTGACTTGACGTCATCGCGCATCATGCCTCGCTTGCCTCGCTTGTCTCGTTAGCCTCGCTAGCCTCGACTTCCTCGCTCTCAAGCAGCATGTTGACAAGCCGCGCGACCCGGCGCTGCTCGGCCAGCGACTCGCGCAGCGTGGCCCGCAACTTTTCCAGGGCATTTTGCACGATGCGGTACGCGCCCATCTTCGTAAGCCCGATCATCCGGCCGAGCTCGTCGTACGTCTTGCCGTTAGCCCACGCTGTCAAGAGTTGCTGCTCGCGCGGGCTTAACTTTTCAAGCTCGCTCTTGGCCCACGCGTAGCGCTGCTGGCGGTCGACATAGTCTGCCGGGCTTTCCTGGTCGCTCGGCAATTTCGCGTACAGGGTCTCGTCCTCGTCGTCATCCTCGCCGCTGCCCATCGGGGCGTCGAGCTCCACCTTAGGCATGTAGTGCGGGCTCCGCTTTCCCTGGTAGACATACGAGCCCGCGTACCACGCGATCTTGCCCAGGTGGTTGCGGATGGCTTGCGAGGCGTAACTTTCAAACTTGCCGTGCTCCGGCGAGTACTCACGGGCGGCCTTCAACAGCGCGATGACAGCCTCCTGCTTCAAGTCTTCCACGTCAAGCTCGACATTTTTCTCCGCGAAGCGGTGCGCTATCCAGTAGGCCAGCTGCCCGTACTTTTCCAGCACCTCGTCCGCCGAGATCCCAAGCTCTTCAAGCAGCGCGCGCAAGCTTTCTTTCACCTCAGGCAACTTGTCGTGCTTGGTCTTGGCGAAGTCGTTGACCTTCTTAGGCGACAGGCGCGCGAGCTTGCGCACGGCAGGGCTGACCTCGCTGGGTTTAAGCTTGCCTTTTTGCACCGCCCTTGCCATGCCAAAAAGGCGCTGTTGCTTGACCGACTTTGCGCGTTCGAGTAAGTTGCTGCTCATATCCTAATTACAGTACTAAAAATGCCGCCAGCGCGCGCTGGCGGCATTTTATTGTTAACCTCTACCCGTCATTTCCCCCAATGTCACCTAAATTAAGGAGAAGCGAAAGGAGGACCAAAAGAAGTCGGGGCGTTCTTAACCAGCCCGCGGCAGTACATCTTGCTGTTCACCACCTTCTTCGCGAAGCTGGTGGCAAACCCGCGCTGGTGCACGAAGTTCGGCAGCATGATGTCAGGCGTGGTGTACAGCTTCTGGTACTCTGCCAAGACGTAGCCAGTTGTCAGGAACTGGTCGCCCTTGTAACCCACCAGCCACTCGTTGTTCGGATAGTGCGGGTCAGCAAAGACCTTCTTGCCGTTCAAGTCGCCCAGGTAAGTGATGCCGTGCATCTGCGAGCGGTTGTTCTTGGGCACGAAGGTCGGCAGCGTGGTGATCACCGTGGCCGCCTGCAAGCCGGCCAAGATCCAGTTGCCTGACACCATGTTAGTCGAGCCGTAGATGAAGTTTGAGGCAGTCTCAAACGCGTCCATCAGGCTAAACTTGTGGGTCTGGTAGTTCACGCCCTGCGGGGGTTGCGCGTCCCACACCACAAAGCCCGCGTCTGCCCGCGCCCGCAAGTCCATGATCACCTGGCGGTGCTTTTGGTACTGCAGCGAGTTAGTCAGCGCGTTCAGCAGCACCGGCTCCGCCTTGATGTTGTACATCGCCTGCAGGTTCTGGTCAGCCTCTTCCGTCCAGGTGGCTTTCAAGCGCAGCACCTTCGCTGTGACAGGCGTCGACGTGAGCTTGATGTCGTAGTTTTGGATGTTGAGGTTGCCTTCCGAGTCGTAGGCGTACGTGGCCGAGTAATTTGTGGCGGCATTAATACCATCAAAGTGGACTTGGCCAGTGGTGTAGTTGATGGTCGCGCCAGACACCGCCGCTCCAGTACTGTCAACAAAGCCGCCGTTGCCGTCGTCTTGGTAAGTGCTAGCGCCCACGGTCACGGTCACCGTGCCCGCGCGCACCGGCGTCCACTCTAACGTAAAGTCACCATTAGATGTCGAGCCAGTCTCCTCAGAGATCAGCTCGTCCGCATCATCCGCGCGGTCCACGGCGCCCTGCTGCGCGCGCCACATGGGCGAGCCCGCCGGCACGCGGCCTTTGCGGCGGCCCGTGACGATGTCCATGTACACGATCTGCGACACCGGGCCAGCCATGGGCTGCAGCGCCACCAGCTGGTCGATCACGTCGTTCTCAGACATGTTGGCGATGACCGGGAAGATCCACTTGTCAAACGTGCCCAGGTTTTGGGTGCGCGTGGTCTCGTTCATCGGCCCAAAGTAAGACCGGCAGTTTTCAAGCAGCACGGCTGTCACCGGCTTCTTGTAGTCGGGCATGTGCTGCACAAACTCTTTCCAGCCGCGCGCCTCCCAAAGCCCTTTAGACGAGCCTTCAGGCACGCCAAGCGGAGTTTCAGCGAGATGCCAGCCGAACTCGAGAATTTCAGTGAAGCGGGAGATGTTACCACCTGGCGAGGCAAGAACCGGTCTCCCAGTTTTATCACGAATAACCATAAGTGTAGTGTGTTGTTTGTTGTTTGTTGCCGTTGTTGTTACAGCGCCATAGTGGCGGCCTGAGAAAGTCGCCGGGCCACGGCGACACTCTCAGAAATACTTTGCGGACCAGGCTCAAACGTGTTTAAGACCTCCACTTGCTGCAACTGGCTGCGCAGGTGGGGGTTGTCAACAGGCTTGTTGTCTTCATTCAACTTGTCCTGCTGCGCGTCTTTGTTACCTTTGTTGCCTTTGTTGTCTTCAGCCAGCTTGTCCTGCTTGCCCTGCTTGTCTTGCGGCTTATCCTCGGCTTTCGCCGTGCCAGTCAGCTTTTCACGGATCGCGGTCACCTGAGACAACTTGGTGGCCTTTTTGAGCTCTTCCAGCAAATCTTTGTCAGCCTCGAGCTTGTCCTTAAATTGAAGCTCCAGCAGGCGCTTGCCTAAGCGCGTGACGTCGCTCTTGTAGCGTTCTGCCATGTGCTCCAGCCCGCGGCACGCGAAGTCAAAGCGCCGCTCGGTCAGCACCAGCTCGGCTTTAGCTTTCTGCTCGCGCTCTTGGGCGCTCTCAGCCCGCAACTTCCAGCTCTTCCCGCGCTCAAGGGTGTGCTCCAGCAACTCTTGCAGGTTAGCCACCTGCGCGGTGCGCTCGCCAAGCAGCTTTTTAAGTTTCACTGCCGACTCCACCACGGCGTTCGTCACCTTCAGCAGCTTGTTGTAATCCTCTTGAAGTTTGGCTAACTCTGACGTCGGCTTCATGGCCGCGCTCCAGGCAGCCTCAAGCTCCGAAATTTCCGCGTGGAGCTTGTTAACTTCCCACGACCGCTTGGCGTCTTCGGCCAGGTAGTCAGCCGCCTTTTGGTGCAGCTCCTGCATCTCCGCGATGCCGTTAGCGTACTGAGCTGGGGTCAGCTTAGAGGTGTCAACCCCTTTCAGCGCAGTTAAGCGATTTCTGATCTCTTGAATCATAGTGTTGCAAGTTTTTTTAGGTTGAGTTGAAGGGGGTGCTGACTCCTTCAACGAAGTTAACTGGGGCGTGCTGGAAGAAAGCGTAGTTTCGCGGTTAACTTGAAGTTGTTCCCTTTCAGGCATCAGCACCGCCTTAGAAAAGCTAGGCTTGATGACTACGTCCCAGCCCTCGCATACATAGTCATCCTGCACCTCGTCTACGCCGTCAGGGCCTTTAACCAGCGACCCATAACCGCGGCTTGACACTGTCGGGTTCCAGCCTGCCTCAATCAAGGCGACAAGCCGCTGGCCTTCAGGCGTGCCTAAGATTAAAATTTCACCGTCAACCACCGGCACCCCGTTATCTTCCGTCAAGACGGCCTTGGTAACTAAGATGGCGATGGGGCTTCGCAGGTCAACTTGGCCGTCTGCAGGGTGCTCTAACAGGCCAAACGCCGCGTTGCGCTTGATGGCTTCTTGCAGCGGCGACCCTTCCTTAAGGTTCTTCTCCCACACGCGCCGCGAGTAGCGGCGGTTGTTGCCATTTACGGTGTCGCACAGCGACAGGCGGCCAGAAATCCTGGCGCACTGCCGCCCCGACGGCATACTCTCAAAGACGATATGTTTTCGATCTGGCTGGAAAACCCCAAAGGCGTCTTCCAGAAGCATTCGCCTTGTTTGAGACATATCGGGCCTAACCACGAGCCCGCGCGAGCTCGAACTTATCAACGTTTACTAGCTGGCCTAAGAGGATTAAATTTTAAACTTAAAATTACAGACGAGGTTTTACCCGCTGGTCTAGTACCATGGACTTCGGGTTGGAAATAAGGATGTCAGCCTGGTAAAAGTTCCACGCGTAGTCTAGCGCCTTTTCAACCACGCGCATGTCAGCCCCGCGCCGCTTAAACCACTCGAGGGCGTCGACGGCGTCAATTTCTTCAGACGTCCCGTCACTTAAAGTTAGCAGGTAAGTGCTAGAAAACGGCTCGCGCCGCACCTTGACCAGCAGCCCGTTGCCAGTGTCCACTGGCGTGGTTGTGTCGCCCCGGCTGTCCTCAACCTTAGGGACCAGCAAGATCATAATGTCTTGACAACCTTGCAGAAAGCCTCAAAGACTTTCCCAGTGCCGGGCTGTGGCGCCGGCATGGGTTTTCCTTGGTTTAACAGGTCAGCAGGCGGCCTGTCCTCTTCAAGACTGGCGGCGCTGCTACCCGCGCTGTTGTCCAGGCCAAGTAAACTTTCAACCTGCGCGCCCTGGTTCAAGAGCACGTTAAGCGCCGTGGGCTGCGGTGACTGCGGCGCCTCAGGCGCGGCCGCCGGCTTTTCCACAGGCTTCTCAGCAGACTTCTCCGACTTTTCAACCTGCAAGCTCTTAAGCTTGTCGCAAATTAGGTTTGCCAACTTTTCAAGCTGCGCGTCAGTCAACTCGATCATCTGGACGCCGTCCTCTTGCTCGCCAATGCCCAGCTCTTGGCGCTCAGCCTGCTCCTCATCATCATCTTCGGCAGTGTCAGCGTCCTTGTCTACCTCTTCTGCCGCCGGCGGGATGATTGGCTTAACCCCCATTTTAGCCTGCGCCGCCTGCGGGATAAGCGGCTTAAACGCATCTTCAGCCTCTTTCAACTTCTTTTTCTTTTTCTTAAGCTTTTGGCGAAAGCGCAGGCGCGTGGGGGCGAGCAGCGGGGCCTCAACGGACCCCATGCAGCCGGTGTCAGTGGTCTCACCCAGGAGCGTTGAAATTAAGTCGTTCACACAATATATACCATTCTTACACCAGGTATGACTGCGGTAAAACTACAAGCCGCGCGCAAAAGCACCGCCGTCTTTCAAGACCTCGCTGGCAACCCGCTCTCGTTAAAAGGGATCGACAAGCACTACCGCGACACCCTGGCCTTTTTGCACGGGGTCAACACCAACGGCAAGGTGCTTGTGGCCTTTGACCCCGACAACCCGCTAGGCGACAAAACGTTAACCCCTGGCCCTGACAACCCGCTGTGCAAAAAGTGCGGGCTTTACGAGTTGGGCGCCGCGTCGCCATTTATCAACTTTCATGGCGCCGACGACCCGCTGGTTACCGTGGTGACTGACGGGGTGACGCCTAAGGAAGACCAGTTTAACGAACTTGCCGCCGGCGGCACCAGCGCGTTCCTCAAAAAGTTGTTTAGCGAGCTTGGCTTTGACATCACACGCGTCAGGTGGGCGCCAATTACCCGCTGCTGCGCCAGGAAAACCCAGCCTAACCTGGCGACCAAAGGGCGCTGGTGCCGGCACTTTCTGGTGCAAGACCTGCTACGGCACCCGCCTAAAGTGCTCATGCCCGTAGGTTCAGTGGCGTTAGGGCTGCTGTCGCACAAGTCAAACGCGCAAGACTGGAGCGGGTACGAGCTGACTTACCGCGGCTGGCCAGACGACTGGCTCACGACAGAGGACTTTGCCCGGCCGCGCCCGCACCCGGCTGACGCCACCGTCTTGACAGTTGGCCACCCGCTCTTTGGGAAGTTGCCGGCGCTAAGGATCTTAATGGTGCCCATCCAGGCGCCGCGCCTGGTTTACGCCTCTCAAAACCAAAAGGTCATCAAGCTCTGGCACGCGCAAGTCAAGCACGCGCTTGACTGCGCCGTGCGTGACGCCGCGCCTAAGGCCTACGACAAGCCGTGGTGGAAGCTGTCAACTGACCCGCTAGAGATCACGCGCGAGTTGAGCGAGCTGATTGACCACCCAGGGACGCTCGTGGCCTATGACACTGAGACCAACGGCTTAAAGCCCTGGGGTGAAACTGCCAGCATCGTATTTTTAATGTTCCGCTGGCTCAGCCCAGTCACGGGAAAGCCTAAGGCGCTCGGCTTCCCGTGGAACTACCCTGAAAGCCCGCTTTACCCGCACCTTGACACGCTTACCCCCGTGGTCTTAAACGCGCTTTACAGCTCCAAGGTTGTCGGCCACAACCTCACGTTTGACATGCTGTTTACGGCCGCTAACCTCAAGGGCGCGGACTTAAACAGGCTGGCCGACAGCGCCGCGTACGACACGTGGCACATGGCGTACATCTTAAAGCAGGCCACGGGGACGCTCGGGCTTGAGATGATCGCCTACCAGTGGGTGCCTGACCTGGCCGGCTACGAGGAGGACATGTCGCTTTTAATCGAGCTCCACCGCGACACGCTGCACCCAGACGAGGGCGGGCACTACGCCAACTGCCCGCGCGACAAGTGGGAAACCCACCTCAAGCCCTACGTGATGGGTGACGTCGAGGTGGCTTACCAGGCGCGCCAAAAGCTTGACGACAAGCTAAAGCAGGCGGCGTCATATAAAATTCCACTGGCCCACCCTGAGCACCGCGGGAGGTTTCGGTGGTTTGAGCCGCCGCAGCGCCACTGGGTTTACCACCACATCGTGTCGCCCGCCGCGCGGCTGCTCATCAAGATGATGGGGCGCGGCATGTACGTGGACACAGCCGAGCTTGCCAAGCTCGAAGACTTGTTCCCCAAAAAGATCCAGGAGGTGCGCGACGAGCTGCGCCAAGTTGACCCGCGCATTATCGCGTGGTGCGAGCAAAATGAAGCCACAAAACCAGGCTGGGAGCTTGACCTTGAAAACAAGACGCAGCTAAAGGAGTGCCTCTTTCACGTGCTCCAACTTCCAGTCAAGCGGCTGACTGAGGTGGGCCAAAGACTTTTTGGCGAAAAAACTGACCCCAGCAGCATACCGCGCGAGGACGCCATCAAGTACGCGGCGCTTGACAAGTACACGTTGAACGTCATGTCGGTTGACTACCCGCAAGTGCGGCCGCTGCAGACTTACCGCAAGATCTTTAAGGAGTACAGCTCCTACATCAGGCCCATGCGCAATGTCTTCACACTCGGGTTAGACAAGACGGAGCGCAAGGCCTCGCAGCACCTGGCGCGCGACGGCTGCGTGCACGCGAGCTTCTTGCTCACAGGCACGCGTGGCGGCAGGTTAAGCTGCAAAGAGCCTAACTTGCAGCAGCTGCCGCGCGAGGGCCTGATCAAGCGCGTCTACGCCTCAAGGTTCAAAGACCGCGGCTGCGTTTACCAGGGCGACCTGAGCCAGATTGAGCTTCGCGTCATGGCGGCAGCCTGCGGCGACGCGGCGATGGTAGGCGCCTACCACCAAGGCATTGACCTGCACGCGCTGACCCACAGCAAGATCTTTCGCAAGCCGTATGAGGAGTGCGTCAGCGAGTATGTCGAGTGGCTCCAAAGCAAAGACAAGCTGAGCGAGGCTAAGAAATTGAAAGAAGAGCGCAAGGTCGCCAAGTGCACCAACTTTTTAACCGGCTACGGTGGCGGCGCGTTCGGCCTGCAAAACTCACTGGCAGAGCAAGGCATCTACCTGTCACTTGAAGAGTGCGAAAACATCTTGGAGTCATTTTTTGACGCGTACCCTACCTTGCGCCGCTACTTGTCGTACTATAAAAGTTTCATCTTAAAGCACGGCTGCGCGGTGTCCATCTTTGGCCGTGTCCGCATCTTTGAAGAAGTTTTCAGCGACAACGAAAAGCTTAAGGCCAAGGCGCTGCGTGCCGGCTGCAACCACCTGATCCAAAGCACCGCGTCAGACATGATGCTTATCTGCCTGGGCGCCATCGAGGCGTGCATGCGGCACGAAAATCTGGAATCCATCTTGGTGTCGACCGTGCATGACTCGCTGGTCATTGACGCGCTTAAAAGCGAGCTGCCAGTAGTGCACGAGATCGTCACCGGGGTGCTTAATAACATCCCTGAGGTCTTAAAGGCGACATTTGGCGACGACTACGACACCTCGTGGTGCCTGGTGCCGTTTTCAGGCGACGCGGAAGTCGGGCCTAACATGCTTGACACGCGCAAGGTCGGCGCCAACCCTGACTGGGACGAGCTGCTTTCAAGGTAAAGTTTACAAATTTAACAACCCCGGTAAACTCAGCTGTATGTTGAGCAAAGGACCCATACCAAGTTACCCGGGAAACCGCCTGGTCGGTGTCGAGCTTGAGTTTGACGCTGGCGGCGCCAGATTTAACATGCCTGACCTGCCTAAAGGGTGGGAATGGCAATACGACGGCTCACTTGCCAACGGCAGGGAGTTTGTGCTTAAACAGCCACTGTGCTACGACAAGCTGGTTGAAAAGGTCAAAAGTTTAAGCCAAGCGCTGTCAAAGGCCAACGTCTTCTCCCGCAAGACCGGCGGCTTTCACGTGCACGTCCAGATTAACGACTACACCTTGGAAGACTGCGCGCGACTGGCGGAACTTTATCGCCTTTTTCAGCCAGCCATCAACAAGCTGGTGGCCAAAAGCCGCATAAGAAATTACTTTTGCCGCCCGTTTGTGGATGAAGTCACGCCGCGGAAACTTTCAAACATGTTTGAGCTCGGCATCAGCGCGCGCTGCCGCGGGGAAGCCCGGCGCAGCCGGAAGACGATGGTGATCAACTTTGCCATGTTCCGGTGCCGAAACCCTAGAAGCCGGACCGCGGAGTTCCGGCAAGGCAGCATCTCCAAGCGGACAGACTGCATCACCGGCTGGGTGGCCTTCACCCTGGCGCTCACCGACGCGGCGCGCAACCTGGACATCTTTAACGCGGCTAAAAAGTTACGCAAAACTGTCAGCGGGCTTAAGCAGCTCATGCGCCTGGTTGAAAAGGCGACCGGCGCGACCCGCCTGGCGGACTGGGTCGAGTGGCGCGCTAGCTACCTGGCCGCGAAACCCACGCCGGAGATGATTAACCTGGCAGTCGAGTCACTTAAGGGCAAAGACTGGCACGGCATCTTTTATGTCGCCAAAAAGTTGAACGTGCACAACGAGCTCGCGCGCAAGGTCTTGCAGGCAGCGCTCGACAAAAAGCTCCTGGAAGAGCGCCGCGGGCGGTTCAGGGCTAGCCAAGCCAGTCTCCCGGCGTCGAGTCCACATAGTCATCAAGCCACTGCACCAGCGCCACAGGGTCAACTTCAAGTTGACAGTACGCCAGCCAGCGCCGCGCGTGTTCAACCATGTCCTGCTGCTGGCGCAGGCGCCGCCAGTTGCGGCGCCAGTCATGGCGCCCAACTTCATGTTCAATGAAGTCGAACGCGACATCTTCAAGGTCAGGCACTAGTTGCTCGATTAACTTTCGAACCACAACTTAACTATGACGCTGAAAGTTGGCGCTGTCTTTAAGATCATGTCAAAGCTGTACGTCTGCGTGCGGGTCAACGACTGCTCCGCGCGGGTCGTGCGGACATCAATGAGCGAAGTTAACGACGACACCAAGCTTTACGACGAGTTTGACCCCGCGGGCGTGCGCATCAGCGCAAACCCTGAAATTGACCAGCTGATCTGCGTCCTGCCAAGGCACCGCATCAAGTTTCGGGAGTCGGCCTACAAGCCGCCAAAACCGCGCGAAGTTGGCGTGGTTACCTTGCCGGTTGCCACCAAAAAGTCAGCGACCAAGCGGGCTGAGCCAGCTGAGCCAATTGCGCCAGCTGAGCCAACTGAGCCAGCTATTATTACACCATTTGAGCCCGCTGCCATCTCGGTTGAGCTGGCTGAAGCCACAGCCGGCATTGAAAAGACCGTCGCGCAAGCCGCGCCGCCAGCGCCAAACCCGGTGTTAACGGTACTGGCGCGCGCCGCGGGCGAGCTGGCTAGCCTTCTCCGCAGCAACCTTCAAGTTTTACCACCGGGCGGTCTGCCGCGTAGCCAAAGTTCCTAAGCGGCGGAAACTTCTTAAGCGGGCAGCCCTGCGGGCTCGTCACGTAGTGCCCGCGGGTGCACCCGCCAAGCCAGTAGCTGCACTGGCCGCAAATTTTCAGCCGGTCACTGATGGTTTTAGGGTCTACGGTCATAGTTAAGTTGTGCCTACAGATGTCTGTAAAGCTGTCAACATCCTAGCTAACGCGCAGCTAGAGCTGTTCAGAAAGGTCAACCAACGCGTGGCCGCGCTCCGGCGGCTTGCCTACCTGCTGGAGCAGCTTGGCGACGTCACCTTTTACATGCCTAACCTTGACCAGCTGCTCCCGCTGGCCCAGATTAACTTAAACACCTACCGCCAGCTTCAACTTGCCTGCCCGTTTTTAAACTTGCCCAACCTTAGCGCGCTTGACCAGCTGAAGTCCGCGATCTCCAATGCCTACAGCCAGCTATACAGCAAACTTTACAACTCGCCGTACAACCGCCTGGGCGGCATCCAAAAGCGGCTAGACGACGCGCTGTCAGCGCTCACGCAACGCCGCTTGATGTGGGACTACTTAAACTGGCTGTCTTGCGCCCAATTTGCCGCGTGCGACTTTCCGCAAGGCATGGCCGCCGAGCTCACGCGGGCGCGAGAGCTATTTCAGCAGCAAGTTGAGGTCTTCAAGACGCCGCTTCAGCCAAACGCCAGCGAGTTAAAGCTTGAAGTCACCTACGAGGTGCAAGGCGACCCAGGCACCTCAATCACGTACGGCGGCCAAACTTACTACCCCGGCGACACCTTTACGGGCAAAAGCCAGTACCGCACCTTTAGCTCGGCTGGGGCGCAAGTTTTCACGCGCCCGTACGTGACCACAGACGCGCAGCGCCAAAAATTGGCCGCGGTCAAAGAGACACTCAACTGGCTGAAAAGCAATACCTTATTCTAGGAAGATATGACCAGAGAAGAAAAATATGTGGTCGTCAAGGGCGACCAGCGGCTGACTGAAGGCATGTCAAAGGAAGAGGCGCAGAAGTTCGCCGACGAGCTGCGGCAACAGCTGCAGGAAAGCCAGCAACCCTACGATGACGTTGCCATAAAGCTGCTGCTGCTTGACTGATGGACCCCGCCATCTTAACCACGCTTGCAAAGTCCGCGCACGAGGTAGCCGCGTTAACCTCAGCCAAAAAGCCGTCGGCGCTCTTTGAAAAGCTTAAGGAAGCGGCAGAAACCGCTAAAGCGCGCAGCCCGGAGCCGCCAGGCGGCATGACTGACTCGCCTGACACGGCTGGCGCGGCGCTTGAAACCGCCCCGCTTCCTGCGACAACAGAGTCAGCTGCGCCAAGCGACCCAGGCGCGCCTGGCATGCCAGCGGCGCCTAACCCGCCGGCAGTTCAACCGGAAGTCGTGCCGCCACCGCCGAACGACGACGTGCTTGACACCCTGGACCACGTCATTGAGGCCCTCAAGACCGGCCGTGAAATTACAGGGCTGCGCGAGCGCATCGCGCAGCTTATCACCAACCAAGAAAGCCGGGCCGAGCTCATCTCTAACCTGACCCTCACGCACGACTTTGACCGGCTTAAGCGCTACCTGAGGGCGCGGGCCGCGCTTGAAGACATGATGTTGCGGGCGGTGACTGAACAGTCGCTGTCGCCCGTTGACGTCTTAGAGTTTCTGAACGTCATCCAAGAGCAGTCTGAAAAGATCTTAAACCGCGTGCAGTCGAGCGCCACTAACATCCAAGACCTGACCGCGCTGCTCAACAAGGCCGACTACGCCGTGCAGACCCACGACGCCGAGCTGGCCAAGAAGTTTTCAAACACCTCGCCGCAGGGTCGCGAGATCATCCGCCGCCTGGCGCACCGGCTTTACAAGCTGTCTGCTGAAAGTGAAGGCTAAGACCGAAAAAATTGACAGCGTTTTGCGCCAAATTTTGGAGGGTGAAAACGCCGACGAGCTTATCACCAGCTTAAGCGAGGCTGAGAAATCCCTCTTTTACCAGCTTTTAGCGTCGATCCGGCAAGAAAACGACCTGTCAATACTTGACCAGCTTTGGCGGGTGGACTACAAGCGCAAGCCGCCTACGATGCACGAGTTTTTGTTTGACCCCTACTGGCTGGGCAACGTCACCTCGCCGCAGGAAGGCAACTCAGGCATCTTTCCAATCTGGCAAAAGGCGCTGGAGGAAGACTTTGACCTCGACTCGCGCATCCACAACCTGGTGATCACCGGCTCGCTGGGCATCGGAAAGACGTGGAACATGGGCATCATCTTCCTGTACCGCCTGGTCATGGCGGTCTTGCTGCGCGACCCGCAGGCGTTCCTGGGGCTGTCGCGCGGGTCCACGATCTCGTATGTCGTGCTGTCAATCAGCAAGGGTGTCGTCGAAGAGACGGCGTTTGGCGACATCAAAAACTTCATGGAGCGGTCGCCCTTCTTCGTCGAGGAGTGCCACTTTAACCCAAACCTGAAGTACAGCAACCTGCGCATCGACCTGCCCAACAACATCTTGCTGACCGCCGGCTCAAAGAGCCAGCATGTCATCGGCCGAAACACGCTGGGCGTGTGCCTTGACGAGGGCAACTGGCGGCTTGAGGCAAACCCCGACCTGAAGGCCTACAAGCTGTACGACGAGGTCCGCACGCGCATCAAAAACCGCTTCCAAAAGACCGCTGGCTTTCTGCCCGCGATCAGCATCCTGGCGTCGTCAGCCCGCGACGAGTCAAGCTTCACTGAAAAGGTCATCAAGGACATCGAGGAGGCCAACGACCCGAAGACAGAAAAAGTCTACCGGTTTTCAGTCTTTCAAGCCCGGCGGCACCTCCTCAAGCTCAAGCCGCGGTGGTTTAAGGTCGCCTACGGCCTGAAGAGCGTCGACCCGACGCTGCTCGCGGGGTGGTACAACGAAGACGGCACGCCTCTTGACGGCGCGCGGCACGAAGACCCGCCAGCCGGCTGCCGCACCGTCTTGGTGCCTGAGGACTACCTCGACGCCTTTAAGCGCAACTGCAAGACGGCGCTGCAGTCTATCTGCGGCATCAGCACCGGCGGCAGCCACCTGCTGTTTCCCTCGACCACCGACGTCGAGCGGTGCCTTGAGCTCTCTGAAAAGGACGGGGTGCAAAACCCCGCGCGCGTGGAGCTCATGCCGATCTCCATGGAAGACCAGGCGGAGATCTGGGACTTCTTAGACCACCGCAAGTTTCTCACGCAGCGCTACAGCCAGGTCATACCGCTGCGCCACCCGGAAGCCAAGCGCTTCGCGCACCTCGACCTGGCCACTGCCAGCATGGCCGGCCTGGCCGTTTGCCACCTGGTCAACAGCCAGCGGGTCGACGGCCTGGTTAAAGACGGCATCATCTACAGCGAGTACCGGCTGGTGGTCGAGTATGACTTTATCTTGACCATCGTGGCCGGCAAGTCAAAGCCCATCTCGCTGGAAAAGATCCAGCGCTTTTTCTTCTGGCTGCGGCAAGAGTGCGGCTTTAACTTCGGGCTCGTCACCGCGGACTCTTGGCAGTCCGCCATGCCGCTGCAGATGATGCAGGCGCGCGGCTTTGAGACCAAGCTCCTGTCGCTTGACCGCCAAAAGGCGCCGTACTACGCGTGGCGGACTGGCTTTGAGGAGCTGCGCATCCGCCTCTACCCGCAGCGCCAGCTGTTGCGCGAGATTGAGACCCTGCTTGACCTGCCTGAGAAGGTTGACCACCCGGCCGACGGGTCGAAAGACACCTCTGACGCGGCCGCCGGCGCCTACTGGAACGCGATCAACTACGAAAAGTTCCAGGGGTCGCCGTCAGGCACCGAGCCGGCCATCTACCCTGACCTGGTCTTGAGCCAAGGCCTTGGCGACGCCCCGCCGATTGACTTTCCACTTGAGGCCCAAGTGACACCGCAACCAGCGCCGCTCTTCCAAGCGTAAGTGTATTTAAGATGACTATGGAACTAGTGCGCTTGCCGATAACATACACGCCAAGCCCCACAAAGGCTGACGGCGCCAAGGCACTGGCCGTGCAACTTGCTAGCGGGGTCGTGGGTTACCTGGCGTGCGTCGACGGCGGACCGGTTGACGCGGCGCTGGTCAACGAAGATGGCGTAATTTCACTGGTGGTCAACAGCGCAAAGGCCATCGACGCGTTTCAAAATTACCCTGAAGGCCCAATCAACACGTTAACGCTAGGCTATAACTTTGACGGGGCAAGCGCCCACACGTCAAGCGAGTTTCGCCCATTTGACCAGTTTGACGGTTACCCTGAAGGAACTGTGACAACTTTAACTTTAGGCTACGAGTTTGGCGAGGGCACGTTACTTGCTGGCGAGTCAGTAACTTTTGACGACTTTGAAAGTTACCCCGAAGGGGCATTTCAACCGCTTAACTCTGGCAGTGGCTGGCTTGGGCTTGGGGCGCGCTGGCTTGGGCTTGGTGACACTTTAATATAACCACGGTTTTAACATAACACGTTATGGCGACAATCATTACGCGGAATTTTGCCGCAGGCAGTGCTAAGGCGTTGGCACTGGTTAACGAAGAATTTGTGCGCAAGCTAAAATTTGGCGACAACTGGTCTAAGATCAGATTAGGGATCTTGTGCGCGATAAAACCATTGTCTACAGATTACGCAACATCAAATATCCCCCCAATTGACTTTTGTTTTGGGTTATGCAAAGGAGCTAACGCAATAGCTGATACTATTGGGTTAAGCCGCCACACCCAAACAACACCAACAGAGTGGGTTGGCGCGCGCTTGTCAGGTGACGGTTCTGCACCACAAAATGCAACTGGCTTTACATACAATGCTGGTTCTGGAAATCCGTACTATTCAACAGTATTTAGCGGTGTAGTAGCTAGAAATAGCACTGCAAATGTTAGGCAAGCATCAGCATCTACAAACCCTATAATTCCAGTTGCTGAGTCTGGCACAAATCGCCGCGCAATCTTACTAATTGAACTCGAACGAGGCGCGCCAAATTACACCTTAAGAACTTACACCCCAACTTCCGCTATGAACAGCGTAGACTTTACGCCTGGAAGTTTGTCACTGGCGCTTGACCAGGTAACATTTAACCAAAGTATTAGCGTGCAAGGAAATACACTTAACAAATCTTCAGACAACTCATTTGCCTACAGCCCTGGCAGCAACCCGCTTGACACGCTGTCACTCTACTGGTCTAGC